ACCAGTCGCGCCACTGTCGCAATCATAGGCAATTGCGTTTGCCAATTTTGAAATACATGCCATAATTAAACTGATTTAGAAATTATTGTGTCTCTTGCCGCATTAAATGGTACTACCATGGGACAACCTGCTGCGCCCTCGGGCGTAGATAATGTTATTGTAACCATACCGGCGTTAGCGTTAGAATCGAAGTCCGCCGCCGAACATTCAAGCGGTACGGTAGCGCCCAAAATTGCGCTAAAATCACTGTTGTACCTAACAAGCACATAGAATTTGCCCGTAGTCATAGTGCTCACGAAAGCGGCTGTTTCCGGACTGTACTGAACTTTGAACGTGACGGAAGCATCCATAGAAGCCGAGGCGTCTAAAGACTTTAGCGAGCCATTAACTTGAATATTTTGCTTGTACCCTTCGACGAGGTACGACCTCGTGCCCGATGCAAACGTAGCGGCAGAAATACGTCTCGTAATAGGGTCAAACGTAAACGTAACGTCCTCTGCGTGCATTAGGTAGATGTCTTTAACACCAACCGGGGCAATGGTACACCCTACAGTGATATTGCCGCTAATTTTATTTAAACAATTTTTTGCCATATTATTTGAAATAAAAAAAAGGGGCTGGGTTAATATCCCAACCCCTTTTATTAGTAAATGATTTATTTATGTTCTTGCGGTCAACCACAACTGCATCTTCTCGGGTGCTACCAACATAGCATCAGCCGCGAACAAAGTCTGTGAGTAATATTTGCGGCTCTTAGCGTCCTGGATGAACGGAGCGATAACTGTACCAGCGCTTTCAAGTGCAATCTGAATATTGTCTTTCGGAGTGAACGCGATAAACGCGGTGTCCGAACCGTCAGCCATTGCAGCATTAGAAACGTGTCTCAACTCGTTAATCTTGTAACCCTCGAAGTAATACACCGGGCGACCGTCTACGATATCGGACTGTGCTACGCTGTTATCACGTGTCTGCAACAAGTTCTTATACAAGCGCATAACGTTAGAAGTAACGAAGAATTCCGAGTTGTCCAGTGTATCGGGGCGCTGTGCGTCGATAGCACCACGCAATGCAGTGAGAACACCGTCTGTGGTGAGGGTCAATACCTTTTCAGTCATTGTGCTGTCCTTGTACTGCTTGATGATACCGCCGTTAGTGAAGATACCGTAACCAGTTGCTTCTTCCGATACGTTACCGTCCAACCAAGCCAGACGAAGCAAGTCAGCTTCCAATACTTTCAATACTTCGGACTGGATAAAACCAGCCAATTCGGTTTCAGAGAAGTTATCGTCGAGGTTGATACCCTTTGCAACCATCTTACCCCACAAACTCTGCAAACAGATTTCGATAGGCAGTTCGATAGGTGCGTGCTGGTAATACTTAACTTTGTCAGCGATATTGTTGTAGAAGTACGTACCGTTACACCCTGCTGATTTACGCAGTGCCTTGTCGGCTGCTGTAAGGGAAACAACGGGCGTACCGTTAGGGATACCGTTCATTACTGTAATGCCTTGTGAGATTTCACCAGCAAGGCCGACGGTCAAAGAAATAACCTCGTTAAGTGAGTTGAGGTTTAATTTGTTAAGGTCTGTAAATGTAAAAGCCATAATCTTTTGTTTTTAGTTATTTGTTGTAAAATCTTTTAGCTGCTTCTGCTACAGCCTCTTTTGATAGTCTCGTTTCTTTCTTCTTCGGCATGTTAATCGCGGGCGCACCTGGTTTCGCTGTCGCTCTGCTAAACTGAGCCGTCATAGCCTCCAGTGATGCGGTAAGTGCAGTAACCGACGCTTCCAAAGCTGCCACACGGTTTGCAAACTCTTCGGGTACATCAGCGGTAACCGGGGTTTCAATTTCTACTTCGCTGTCTTCTACTTCCGCTTCTACCTTAGCTTCTACGCTTTCGATAACTCCGTTTGCAATGGTGATAACGAGAACGCCGTCCTCTACTGCAACTTCTACTTTGCCGTCCGGGTGGGCATTGCCTTCGCTATCGAAAACCTTGTCACCGATAGCCATTGTTTCGCCTGCCGCTTCAATCGTGATACTTGCACCGTCTACGGTTTCAACCGTCTCTGTTGCAAAGCTTGACTTCTTGAATAGCTCTGCGAAAGAGCTAAAAAATTTGTTCATCTTCTTTTCGTTTTGATTATTAAATAAGCTTGTGGTGGCTGCTGGAAGTCCTACCAAATCGCATGAATATAATTCAAAAAATTCGGTAACGTCCAGCACATCACCGTTTAGTGTCTGATTGTTGATACCTACCACGGAAACGCCCAGCATATCGGGTTCGTTCTTTATCATCTCGGAGATGAATTTTGCCTCGGCTGGGTAGGCAGCTTGTAAGGCTTCGGATAATTCCAAATCGGCATAAGCTACACCGTCCTCGTAGACGAAGTTAGTGAATTTTCCTAAGTACCCGTCCAGCATATCTGCCCCGTTATGGGTGCGCCTGCAATGGATAGACTTTAGGTTGCCGAGCGTTACAACGCTTTGAACTGCTGTCTCCGTAATGACTAACGGGTATTCCTTGCCTTCGTAGGTACCGAAATTGGTAGTAACCCCGGCTTGGATAATTCTAAGTTTTCTAAATTTCATATTATTTGTCTTTGTTGTAGCACGTGCAAAGATAGGCAGTATATGGTAAACTGCCATCTCTGTATGAGTTAATGAATTAAAATGTTGCCAGCCCCTGGACTACCGAAACGTCGTTCTGTCCGCTGTTGATGTCCTGCACCGATACAACCGGGTTAGGCATGCTCATAACTGCGTCGATAACTACCCCGGCGAGCTGGTTAATGCTTTCACTCGATAGCTTCATGCTCTCTGCTTGCTTGACTACGCGGTTAGCTTCGGAAAGCCCGGCAACCATACCTCCCTCGGCAAACTTGTAAAGCCCCGACGTACCGAACGAATTGCCCCCGTGTGCCTCGTTGAGTGCGGACAGTGCGTTAATCTCGGCGCTCGCTGACTTTTTCATGATATAGACGTTTTCACCGCCTTCAGCCTCGAACACCTGCCCGTTATCGCCCCGGAACGTCACGCCGCCTTGTGCATGGGAGCGCCCGTATATCATACCGCCTTTTGCATACTTCTTCACAGATGTGTTAATTTTCGTGTCGGGGTCTTTCTGTTTTGCAATAGTCGCGACTTGTTTCATACCAAAGGCAATCACAATAGCGGCCTGTGCGATACCGGAAATACCACCCGTAGCAAGGGCTTTTGTTGCGCCTAAGTAAGTATTTATTGTAGCTTGAACAACTGCAAATGCCTTACCTATAGCACTTTCCTCTCCTAACAGTGTTGACATTTGTCCGGCAAGCCCCGCGGTCATTGTCAGCTCTGCGTTAACGCGTGCCCTCGTGTTCTCCTCCTTTGCCTTCTCATATTTGGCTTGGATTAACGCGGTGTCCGCGCCTATCTTTTCGGCGGCTGCAATCTCCTGCGCATACTGTGCGTCAAGCTGCATCTGGCGCATATCGTACTCGTTGGTAACTTCCATCATCTTAAGCTCATGTAGGTTCGCCGCGTCTGTCGCTTGTCGTTCTCTCATCAACGCGTCTTGCTCTTCTTGACGCTGCATCTCCAACTGCCGTATGCCTAAATTAAATTCGGCCTCCTTGTTGGCGTATTCTTGCTGCGTAATGAGACCCTGCTCGAGTCTGTACCTTTCAAGCTTTAAACTTTCCTCTACGTATGCCTTTTCGTTTTCTATCTTCATTCCGATGGTGTCGTTTTCCAGTTCTTTAGCTTGCATCGAAAGGTTAAGAGCCGTTAATGCTGTTTCCATCTGCTTAATGGTCGCTTCTTGCAAAGCGCGCTTTTGGTTCTCCGCGTCCTGCGCCGCCTTTATTGCGGCTTGTGCCTTCGCGCTCTCTGCTGCCTTGTAAGCTGCTGCATTTGCGTTTATCTGCGCGAGGGTTATGCCGCTTGCCTGGTTCTCCAGCTCCTTTCGTTGCGCGATATAATCGGCTTGGCGTGCCTGTAGGTCTGCGAGTGCTTGCATCTCTGCGCGTCTGTCCTCTTTGCTGGTGTAACCCAATTCGTTTTGCGCCTTGATTTGGTCATACTTCTGCTGTAGTACGTCTATCTCGGCTTTCTCCATCTGTTTAAGGATGGATATACCCCTTTGGGCTGCTGCGTTCCGTTCTTCCGCGCTCTTTAGCTGGTCGCCTACCAAAGTTTTTTGGGCTTCTAACTCTCTACGCATCGCCGACAGCGCTACAAGGTTCTTTGTTTCTGCCTCGTATATTGCTAACTCTTGCTGCGATAATGCCTTTGCCACGTTCGCTGCCTTCGTGGTCTCCTCGGTAATAAGACCGATAGAGGAAAGCAAGTTGACAACCTTCTCCGATATCCACTCGAAAGCCTTTGCGACACCGCTTAGCATGTTGGTAACACCGTCCAAGATGCGCGAGAAGATAACCTCAAACGGAGCGAATGCCGCCTTTAAGTTTGCAGCCATCTCGCTGTTACGTTTCATCAGCTTTTCAACCGTTGACACGAGAACAAGGATAACCGACACTACTGCCAATATCGGGTTAGCTTTCAGCGTAGCGTTAAACACTTTTAGGACGTTCACGCCCCCGGAAAGAGAGGTAGCCATAGCCGCCGTTGCCCCGGAAAGCCCCTGCGTGCTTGACATGGCCTCTTGTATGCTTTCCGCATAGTTACCTACGTTCCTACGGTTATCACCTACAGCCTTTTCCATCTCCTTAAGTCTGTCGCTTATCTCTTTCGTCTCGGTCACAAGCTTCTGCCCCTCTTCCGTGTTGTTGCGCGTCGCTGCGCTCATCGCGTTTAGCTCCTTGGTGTTCTTTGCGAGCTGTGCCCGAAGCGCGTCTACGCTGTCCTCCTGGCTGTTTAGAAGCGTCGTGTTAGTCTTGATAGCTTGGTTATTCTCCGATATGGAAGAATTAACGTCTAACAGCTGCTTTTTCAATTCGATTTGCGCCTTTGCCGCATCGCCTACCGCCTTTTTATACTCGTCTTGGCCGATAGTCCCAGCCTTGTACGACTTGCCTGCCTCGTCCAGCTGTTTCTTTTCGTCCTTAAGAGCCGCCATTAACTGGCTTTTCGTTTCTGCCAGTTCGACGGACTTTGCTATAAGAGCATCCAGCCCGTCAAGAGCTGACGACGTATCAAACGAAAGGTCGAGTAGAGTAACTTTTTCTGTTGCCATAATCCAAATTATTAATTTTTAACTGCGATTAACGTAACGTTCGCATTTCCAGTTGACGCATCCCAGTTGCTTAACGTTCTAAGATAGAACCAGTGATTTAACTCACCGACGAAATAAAGCGCGTCGGACTTCATTTTCTGTATATCAAAATACGATAGGTTCATCTTTGCCGTTATCTGCCAACCCGGGGAAAAACGGTCGTAATGTCCTGCTATCGTTGCTTGGTAGCCGCTCGCACGGTTGAAATAGTTATCGAGCGCGTAATAATTGCTTGAGCCCGATAACTTAATCATAGAGGCGTACGGTTTTTGTGCACCGGGGTTTACCGGGAACGCGCTTTCGCCTACTGTCTCCTGCGTAGATATGGCACCACCGTAACCGCCTACCGTCTGTTTAAGTGAGCCTACTTGTACGGCGTATGTTCTTGCCGCGCCGGCGGTTTCTGCAACCTTTATACTTGATTGGTCTATTTTTCCCGTCCAGTCTACCCGATACGTAGAACTCGTAGACGGGTTGATAAACGGTTTAATTGTCAGAGCAAACGGGCTTGATTTAAACTCGTACGTCCAGCAAAAGGCCTTGCAGAATGCCTGCACAATACCGAAAGGCGTATCGATACCCATTGTTTCCACCAAGTCCCACGCGTATTCCGGGGCAGTAACCGAATTAATTTTGAACGATATGTAGTAAGCTTCCGCATTCGGTACGGTGGTAATCGGTGTGCCCGAATATACCATAGACGAAGCGAAGATTGTAAAACCAAAGTTCAAATCATGTGTAGGTCTCGGCGTAACCAAACATGATGTAGAACCTGGGCTTACCGGGCTGTACGTGTAGTTGCCATCAGGTCTTACCGTACCGCGCTTGAAAGGCAAAGCGAACGTACCGCCGTTGCTTCTAAGATAAACGGTAGAAGGCGCGGAAGGCGGAAGAACGATAAATGAATCGTCGGTAAACCTTAAATCGAACTCGGAGCCAACCATGTATGTAAAACACGTGGCTACTTCGTTGCTTTCCGCTATCATATAGTTAGCCGAATATACGGAGCCGTCCAGCCCGTCATGCGCGCCTTTAAAAACTAACTGGCTTTCCGCGTCCTTGTAGTCCCCTGCCTTTTTCGTGACCCGGTCTGCCACATAGGCCATAAGCACGGGCGTTGTCCCGTTTTTCGCGTATAGTGTAGGCATAGTAACGTCGTTCGGGTACGCGTAATTAAGACTATCTATATACGTCGAATACTGATAAGCCAACGTTTCATATTTAGGTATTGCAACCACCGGGGCGCGTAACGACGAAAGCTTCGATATGTTTTCTATAAGTTCGAGGCTATATCCGTCCTCGTCTGCCGTTACACGTACACGGAACAGACCGCTACCGAACGGAATATTGAAACCCCCAAAATACAATTCAGCGCGGTACGGGGATGTCCTTATGAACTTCCCCGGAAAACGCTCGGAACGGAACACCCGGTCATTTACTTCTGACCGGGGTACGTTGATTGTCCCGGAGTAACTAACCGTTTGCTCCGTGAACTTCAAAGGGTCCGGGTTGTTGATAGTCAGTTTCACCGAGTTAGCGGTAACACCGTCTATCACTTCGCCATTAATTCGTATTGTTAAATCCATATTGTTAAGGTTCTATAATTTCAAACTTGCATTTAAACGCCGCTACCCGTCCCGTCGCGCCGCCTTGTATGTTCAGCGCGTTCGGGTTCTGTATCGTAACGCGTGCCCACTGGTTAGTAGCCAAAGGGAATACCCCGGCAACCTCGCCCGAACGGGAAAGCCAGTACAGAGCGTTTTGGTTATCATCCGTGACTACTACGCTTATTGTAACGTCGTAGGACAACACGCGGTTGCCACCCGAGAAGTTAACCAGGTAAGTAGGCACAATGCGGTATTTGTCGAAATACATCGTATCATACGCCCCTTTGCTGTTAAGCCATCGAAGCGTTACCCGTTTGTTAGGGTCGGGGCAATACGGGTATTTACGTTCAAAACGTGCGTAGCCCCAGGTAGACGCGTCGTTCGCGGTTCTGAACTGATGCGTTGCGATATTGGCAATTTCCTGGTACGCGCCCATCACCCAAACCGAAGACGTGCCGGCGCCCCCCACCCGGACCCTTAGTCTACCGTCCAAGTTAGCCGTTTGCATACCGTATCTCAAAGCAAAGTTAAACGGTGTACCCGTTAACGGGCTGTTAAGGAACGAAGCACAGCTAAAGTCCAATTGGTTAAACAGCCCGTTACCGTAGTCGGATAGGTTGCGCGTGCTCGCGTCCCAAGCAAACCGCGCGTCTGCCGCCGGGGAGTGAATTACTCGCATCGCGATAGATTTCAATGTGCCCTCCATGTATTGTATTTGCACCATATCCACGAAGTCGGTAAACCCCAGCCTAGCGTTAATGCTCTCCGTTATGCTCGGTGTGGCTGCCGCCATCATGGATATATCCAATACCGCGCCCTCGTATGGGGTAACTACGGCGGTTGCCTTTGTAGCCCCATTACGTGAATAGATTAGGGTTATACTGGTAACCGAGCCTACCTGCTCGAGTCGTATGGGGCGGTATATGCCAGCGCCTATGCCGCCGATTATCGTAAAGCCAGCCTCCGCGGTAGCTTCGTTAGTTAATAGGTTTCTTATAATCATTGCTTTTTAGTTAAAATGGTTAATATCTCCGCCCGTACTATCCGGGACACCTCTACTGTGATACGCTGCACCATCTCGGGGGTTAGTATCTTACTTGCTACGCCTCCTTCGTTGTGCTCGTTGGGTACTTTAATACCGTCGCGCTTGATAACGTATGCTATCGCGTATGCCGCTTCTTCGGGTATGTCCGTACCGGCGTTCGCGTTCTTGTCTTTTATCCATTGCTTAATGGCAGAAACGGGTGGGAAGCTACCAGCCGCCCTCCCGTCTTCCATCTGATAGATGTATGCCGGGCTTTCTATCTTAACGCCGCCTGCATACTCTATCACTTCTGTTTCTCTATCGAAGCGACCCGAAGCGTTAAGCCTCATGCGATAGTAGTTAGCTACTATCTCGTCGCGTATCTGCCTAACTAATTGGGTAACTTCCTTGTTCATAGTTAAATATACTTAAACCAGCTAAAATGTTTCCTCGTCTTCGGGTAGTCTACATCGTGCTCGTTGCCGTAGGCTTCCTTCTCAAAGCTCATACGGTCATATGGCTTATCGTTCGGGTCGCAGGGCTTCTTTTCAAAGCTCCAGCCGATGAAGCGAACGACGTACTCAATGCCATACCACAAGTAAAACGGCACGTACAGCATTTCGCGCATCTGCATCGTGTGAATGTGTTCGTGTCTTAGCGTCTTTTCGCTGATTACCGCGTTACCACGGACGAAGAGAACGCCGAATAGGTTAATAGCCTTGAAGCCTTTAACCGGGATAAAGTTGTTTCTGATGATTTTCATGCTCTTTTGTTTTTAAACAGTGTACAAAAGTACGAAGTAAACCACCAGAAAACAAACGGTGTTAAGTTCACGCCCCATACTTGTACGCGTCAAACGTTGCCTCCCAGCCCGATTTTATGGTGTCGTACTGGTTCTGTACTTTAGCGATACGCAGCGAGCCAATCTCGTAGCCGCATATGAAGCTCTTAAGCATTTCATGCAAAAGTAGGTCGGTGCGTATCAGCGTTGTTATTTCTACGGCGTCGTCTCGCATATAAGCCGAGGTACCCATGCAGCGTATGACTACCGTGTATGCGCTGCTGTTGGGTACGTTCGTGTCCGTATAGCTTCCAGTCGTTACGTCAAGCGTAAAAAAGTCGTCACTCAATTCGTTAGCCGCTACGTTCTGCACGGCGGTATCTCCGAATATCAGCGTTTTGCCCAAGGCAGTAGCCCGGGCGTTCGCTGTGTTAATTATTGTTTCAAAAGTCATAACTATCTGTTTTTCATTTGTTGTTTCTTCATCTCTCTTTTCTCCTTCTCTATCTCGTCGTTGCGTTTGGCGATAGCCAGCATAGCGTCCGAGTAGTTGATTTGCTTCGCGTCCTCAAAGCTACAGTGGAATAGCTCGGCGGTAATCTGCACAAGCCCGAGTAGGTTCTTCGCTTGTTTGATGTTCTCATCACCCGTCAACGCGCTTTCGCCCGTCTGCTTCATGTTCTGGAACACGATTTGTTCAAGACCGTCGGCAATCTCCATCTGTGACACTATGAACTTGTCAAGCTTCGCGGCATCGAGAATCGTCTCGGCTTCGTAGTTGTCATCAGTCCATGCCTTGATACGCTCGTTTGCGTCCTCCGCACGGCGCGTCTCAAGCATAGACCATAGAGTTATACCCTCAACGTCCCTAAGTCTGTACACGGCTTTCCCGTTGCGCGTAGCGACTTGTGAGGGGCGGCAATACTTAATCATATCCTTTAGCAACTTTTCTTCGTCCTTGGTTATTCGGACAGTTCCGTTTGCCGGTAGGTTAGCAACTCTTAATAATACCTTTCGGTTGTTAATCGCTGTTATGCGATATATCCATTTCAATATAAACTTTTTCATTATTTAGGTCTGTATTTACGTATCAGAAAATCCACACCGTAACGGAGCGCGTCAAGTGCGTGGTTCCACGCGTCTATAGCCTCGTTGGTGTATGTGTCCGATACTTCGTCCTTAATCCATTTGTAGTTATCCAGCTCGTCAAGCAGCTTGACCGAACGCTTTGTTACGTGTAGCTTGAACTGCTTCACCTGGGCGATGCCAGCCGCCACAGAGCCACGCCCCTTGACACACGGTATTGCTTTGATACGCTTTTGCTGTAGCTCCACGATACTCTTTTGCTCGGCACTATCGCACACCGTTATTACCCGGTTCAGTGCATTAGCGTTCAAGTAGTCCGCTATATGGCTGTTAAGCAAGCCTTGTTCATAGCAAAGCAAGTCCACGAACAAGTCCCAGCCCTCCATACGTATGTCTACTATCGCGGTAGGGTCATTCACGAAACCGAAGTCAAGCCCCAGGCAGCGGCCTGTAAACGTCTCGGGCATATCGTCGATAACCTCATATTCGGGGTAAACGTTACCCTCTACGCCACCCGTCAAGCCCTCACCATACACGCGCCACCAGTTGGCGTCGCCCTTGTTCTTCTCGATGGCTGCCACCTGCTCGGGGGTCAAGTACGGGTTATCCTTGTACGTCGAATGTATCGTAACGTATCTGTCACCTACGAACTCAGCCTCACCCCAAAACTTACGTACCGGGTTGTAGTCGATGATAACCTTTTTACGTGTACGGATATCAAGCTGCCTAAAGATTTCACGGGGTATGCTTTGCGCCTCGTTGACGAACAGTATATCACGTGCAGAGCCGTGCACCTTCCCGGCGTTATCACACGAGAAGAACTCTATTATCGTGCCGTTCGGGTATTCATAGATACTTTCCGTTTTATTAAACTTGTTCTCGTCCCAATAGCCCTCGGCTGCCACCATGGCTTTAAAGTCACGGAGCATACCGCGCTTAACCATTGGGAACGTAGCTGCCACACACGATATAACGAGCGGTTGGGGGTTGTTCAATGCCAGTAAGTGCAGCATCTGTAGTGTTGCCCATGTCTTGCCGCTACGTGTACCGCCTTTAGAGGCTACACCGCGTATCTTCGGGTCTACGAAAGCCGCCAATATCTTTTCAAAAGTAAATGTAACGTTCATCGTTATATGCCTCCTAACTTCTGTAGGTTCTTAACCGCGTCCTCGGAAAGCACGTTAACCTGCATAGCCTTTGTGCCGGCTTCCTTGCCGTTGCTTGTAACGTCCTTAAGGTCTCGTAGTCCTCGGAGTTTTGCCATGTAGTTAGCATCAACCACGCCGGCGAGCGCGCTTTCGTCCATATCGGTTGCGATGAGTTCGGCGATAAGGGCGTACCCGGTCAATAGGTTGGCCGCGTCTTCGTTCCCATCGTCTGCCAGCTTTTCAAGTCGTGCGCCATTCTTCTTGAACGCTTGTAAAGTCCACCCGATAAAAAGGCAGAAGCCGCCAAGCGATGGCGCGCGTTTCTTCTCTATAGGTATCTTTTCCCCCGCTGCGTTCCCACCCTTCAGCACTTCATAAGTAATGAACGGGTTACGCTCACAGAAGTTCATGTACTCCGCTACGTAATCTACGCACTCCTCTATGGTCGACAACGTGGCGCCTTTGCAACCGCGCGTCTGCACGACTTCATAAAGTTCTTTGCACTTTTTCAAATCATCTTTGGGGGTTGGGGCTTTGCCCGTCGCTTGTCCCTTGGTAATTGCCGCCTTCGTATCGGGGGCGGCTTTCTTCTTCGCTCTTCCTGCCATATTTTTGTTATTTGGTATTAAAGTATCGCACGTGTGTGCTCGCGGTCTCTTAAAGAGATGCAAGGGTAGTAGACCAGTAGTTGGGCTACTCACGTCGTTTTCAATCACGTCACAAAGGTAGGCAACATATCGCATCAGACCAACCTACGGGCAGTTAGCCCTTTTTTACAAATAAAGTTTACAAATGAATTATATTTACACGCCGGAACATGTGAACATGATAACTACCTATCACAAAGAGAGTTGCAGGTACCTGCACAGATACACACCTTTTTTTCATAACTTTAATATAGGATATAGTATATTTCATACCTCCCAAAATACACTATTCTCCAAAATAATGTTTTACCCCCCTTTTATCTGTGTATCTGTACATATACATATAATATATTATAATAGAGAGAGTTAGGGTGTACAGAGAAACGACACAGATAAGATTTTTTACTGTGCAAGTGTACCTAAAATATGTTAATTTTAGAGCCTCTTTTTTCTGTTTATAAACAAAAGCCCAAATCTGACATTTTGTAATCAGATTTGGGCTTTTTGCTATCACTCGACTTGACACGTCCTTTTGGGTTGTTGACATTTAGTCCGACACGTCCTTTTGGGGCGCTGACATTATGTCAAAAAGAGCCTGTTATTTGTTAGCCTCATAAAAGGCTTTGGCGAAGCCCTGGGAACACAGTGAGCGCAGGTCGGCGTCCACCTTAACACGGTCTTTGAACTTTAGAAACTCGGGTATCTTGTTTATCGCGGACACGTGGAGATAGGCGAGGCTCGGCTTTTTTCTTCCGTTACGTGTGTACAAGTCCAATTTTGGCACGCCTTCCCAGCTGCTGTATAGCTTGCCCGGTTTATTGAATTTCCCCCCATAACGCGGTCTTTTTAGTCCACGGGCTGCCGAACTCCCAGGGCTGGTAGACCATATCGGGCTTGCCTAAAAACTCTTTCAACCTCCCGTTCGCCGGGTTTTCTATTACCCAAAACTCCGGGTTTGTGCTTTTTATTATTCTCAAACAGTGATTAACTAAAAACATTCCCTTTTCAAGGTCTTTTGTTATGTGGAAGCCCCCTACGGTGGAAAACTCCGTGCACACCGGGTTGGCGATTATTCCATGTACCGGGAAGTCCGGGGTGTAATTCTCAACCCCGATTTCTTCACCTATACAAATAACGTTGTATTCCTCATCCTGCTGGTAATACCAGCTATCGCTGCCAAGGTCAGCGCACAAGTGTAATATGTTTTTTCTCATAATGTTATAAAGTTCATTATGTCAATTTCCACCCGAGCGAGTCCCGATACCAATACCACGTCTGGACCGTTCCATTCTTGAACGTTGATACCCTTTTTATCCTTCCGTCCGGGTCAATTCCGTAGGTTCTTGATATGTCCTGCTCGTTTCTTTTCTCCTCTGCGAGACGTGCCTCGTCTCTGATAAGGTACTGCCTTTTATTGATTGGCTGCTTATATGTGAAGTCCTGGGCGGCTACATACTTTGCCAGCTTATCAATCCATCCGTTGCAAAGCCCGGCTTCCACATAACCGCGCCCGTACTTATCTTTTGTTACCCCGGCGGTATATCCGTACCTCCGAATAAACTCCCATATAATGAACACGTGGCAGTTGAGGCATACCGCCATATCCATAAAACTAACTTTCTTCATGCACAATGTTTTTAAGCTTTATATACTTGTAGTATGCCCCGGCGCGCGGCTTCTTCATAAACACGTCTCCGCTGCCTGCGCTCTTTAAGTATTCGGGCATGCTCCACGCGCCCACCTCGTCCGCTACACTCTCATGGACTTCTACTATAATCACGTCTTTTAGGCTCGTGTAGCCCACTACTCTGATACCGATAAGGTATTCCACTTCGTCAACCCTTGCGGCTGTCCTATCGCCCCATTTAAGCTTATGGGGAAGCTTTGGTTCTTTAATCATTTTCTTATTCTTGCTTTCATTCTTAACTCTCGTTCTCATTAAACCCATAAAACATATTATCGGTGAGGTTACCACCACGGCTATCACCACGGCTTCCACCACGGCTATTATCACTGCCCCCATTACTCGTCGTACTCCCCATCTATATTACGGGCCGCAAACTTGGCTACGAGCCACAAACCAGTTACCAAACCGGCACCTATCGCGATACCGAATAAACACATTAACGCTTCCATACATCTCCCTCCTATATTTTTGACGATACGTTTTCTAAACCCTCTCCCATACTAACAAGCTTCATACCTCCGTTCTTACCGCGGATATAGGCAGCTTGTACATTGCCGTGCTCGTCCGTCGAGAATTGGATACCTTGCACGCCTTCGTGTTCCTTGATAAGCTCGCCTATCGTCATATGCTTCAGGACTTCCTCTTCATCCATCAGCTCGCCCGGCTCTACCAGCGTCCCGGCGTTGCGGTATTCATACGACCAAAATTCTTCCTCGGACACGGCCATATCGTTAACACTCCAGGCCTGCCAACCGTCCCCGTGTTCGACACCTAATATCACGCCGTGCATATCGTTCCAACCGACTACCACACCTGCAAACTCACCGTTCTTGCTGGCTACAGCATGACCTGCATACTGCATTGCAAAATCCTTGTTTCTAATCATAATTTCTAATCTATTAAATCGTTAATACAAATATAACGCTTTTCCCGTTATGTTGGTTCTTTCGTTAACATCATTTAAGCATTAAACTATCCTTCAGCGATAGCCCGTACTCCAATTGCTGTAGCCTGAAATTACGTTGCATGCTGTCCGCGGCGTTCTGTACTACGGTGCAGCCTACTAATAAAAGTAGGACTGCGATAACGGCTATTAACTTTTTCATTTCCTGCTGTAAAATTCCATAAGTTCCTTGATACTCGCCATAAGCCCGTCTTGCGTCTGTTTCTTGCCGTCCAGGGCCTTTATTATCTTCTCGTCTACCGTTCCCGTGGTTAAGATGTGATGGACTGTTACGGGGTACGTTTGCCCCTGGCGATACAACCGGGCGTTGAACTGCATGTATAGTTCCAGGCTCCAAGTATTACCGAACCATATAAGCGTATGCCCACCCTTTTGTAGGTTAAGCCCGTGTCCCGCGCTCGCCGGGTGCGTTACCAGCACTTTAATCTTTCCGGCGTTCCACTCGGCTATCTGCTCGGGCTTCTCCAGCTTGACGGGCTTGTATGCCTTTAGCTTCTTCATTATGCGGTCAAGGTCATGCTTGTATGAGTAGGCAACCAATACGGGCGAACCGTTTGCAGCCTCTACAAGCTCCTCGAGCTTTTCTAACTTCTCGTCATGCACCTCGATAACCTTCCGGTCTGCATCGTATATCGCGCCGTTGGCGAATTGCTGTAGCTTATTGGATAAAGCGGCTGCACTTGCCGCGCTTATTGGTTCGTCCGAGTTGATAAGTTCCAATACTTGCTCCTTCTCAAACTCCTTATACTGTGCCAGCACTTTAGGAGACAGTTCCACCCGGTCATATATGTTGATGCGGTCAGGCATCTTCAAGTAGTCCTCGGCAGTCATCGATATGGTTATATCACTTATCAAGTCACTTATTTGCTGCTCTGTTTCTTCCTGGGGGCTTTTCAGCGCATAGGTATACACTATATCACCGTTCCGCTTGTCGGGTCTGAAAAACCTATCTCTGTACGCTGTGATTGATTTACCGAGCCTTTGCCCTTGGTCTATCAAATACATCTGCGCGAATAAGTCTATCAGTCCGTTAGGCGACGGCGTGCCCGTCAAACCTACTACCCGCGGTATGAACTTTCGCACCTTTCTAAGGGCTTTAAAACGCTTCGAGGCGTGGTTCTTGAAACTGCTCAATTCATCGATAACAACCATATCGTAGGGAAGTTTAATACCTCCGTACTCCATTACAAGCCAAACAATGTTATCACGGCTAATCGCGTATATGTCCGCTTGCTTCTCATAGGCTTCCCGGCGCTGCTTAGCCGTGCCGTCTATTACTGAAATCGTCAAGTCCTTAAGGTGTGCCCATGCCTTAATCTCATCGCTCCAGGTAACTTGTGTTACTTTCTTCGGAGCAATTACCAGGCAATTAGATATGATGCAATTATCTAAAAGGTCTTTGATGGCGGTTAGGGTTGTTACTGTCTTACCAAGTCCCATATCAAGGAACAACGCGCAAAACTCATTGTCTATGATGTGCTGCACTCCCTTTACTTGGTATTCATGTAATTGCTTTCTTTCTAGCATAACATTGCTTTTATCATTGCTAACTGCGAGCTAAACTCATGGAGGGCTGCCGGGGTTATGTGCCCTATTACTCTGTCGTAATCGGCAGCGCACTTGATGCGCTGACCGTTCAATACTATTTCGGTGTGTCCTGCGATACACTTTAACTGTAAATATACATAGTTTACCATAGCTTTATTACTTCATTAATTTTGTTTTGTAGAATACGCAAATACTTTTGAAATCCTGCTCATCCGATACGTACCCCAGCGTTTTACGCGAAAGGAAATTAACGTCCTGGGTAATATCGCGTTGCAACTGGTCTAGTATTTCCTCGGTGTTACCGAACTTATCATCACGGACATACAGCGCGCCCGACTTAATTCCGAAGTACATACCTAAACGGTATTCAATTTCTTCTTTTAAACTTCTCTTTTTCATGATTTCTGTTTTTTAATTTGATACTACAAAGATAACCCTTTTCCCGGTACGTTGTTTATTTCCTTAACATTTCTTAAGAAGAAACTTATCGCAGCGTCCCTGCTTTCCAAATCGTCGATGACAAATACTTTGAAGCCTAAAGCCTCTAACTTGCTGTGTATCAGTAATTGTATCTTAGTTGGTTTCTTACCCGTGGTCTTTACCTCGGCAAAACCTACATACCCACCCTGGCAAAGTATCATTCTATCCGGCAAACCTTTTATAAAGGTGGATAATAGTTTTATCACCCACACCTTTTTTGTTCGGTTAAGCCCCTCGGAGAATGTACGTTCTAAATCTTTTTCACTTATTATTTCCTTCATTTCTCAATTTGTTTTCAAATACCACTGTTTCGGAGAATTCCCCGGCTTCGTGGTCCACTGTAGTCGTATAGATGTGCCCGTTATAATAGCCCCTATACTTTAATACTTCTCCATTATGTACTATCTCGTCGCCGATACCGTACGCGTATTCTTGTCTGCTTATCATAACGTGAATTGAATTGCTTTGTTTTCTAATTTATAATTGCTTGTATACTCGGGGTATGTACCATCTGCACCCTTTGCCGACATATTACGGTAGGAAAACTTTTTCCCTTTCATACCGAAGTAGCGGAGCAGACGACCCTCGGACGTTATGATATAGTCGTGCTTCTCGTAGTTCTTACCTTCGTACCCTATCTTTAGCGAGCTTCTGTGCTTGTCATAAAAGAGGTTTTTCTTTAACTTGGCCGTCCGGGGCGGTAGGTGCGTTTCGTGTACACAGCACCAAGGCTTGTACGTCGAAAGGTCTGCATACAAGTGGTATCCCTCCGCGTCGACACCCAAGTACATATAGGGAGTGTTGCCATCCATGAACACCGAGTAGCCTATATACTTACCGTTCCACTTTTCACCCTCAATATAGAACATCGCGGGCTTCATTGTCTCGTCCAGGCAAAATACCGTTGTATCATCGCTTTCTTCGTCCTCTACGGGCTTTTCTGCCTCGGCTGGTGCAACTACCTCGGTTTCCTTTGAAACTTCCTTAGAGAGTTCCGCAATGCGATATTTGCATATATGGATAATCTTTTCATAATCGAGCGTCCGTTCCTCGCCTTCCTTGCTGCGTAGCACGCGTTTCACTATATCCGCGTCCCAGGGGTTAAGGTTATACTCTTTCCAAATGTCCCACGGCTGAATAGCATGCTTTGAATAATCGGACTTACCCACGTTGTAACTCTGTACGTTTTCACTTGTTGACATAACACAATATTATTTTATTTGTTTTGAACTCATTCTTGTAAAACTCCCGTGCCATCTCCACGGTAGGGAACACCCCATCGCCAGGGGTTGGGTAATAAGAGGTACGTTCCCCTTCGTTTATTGCTATAACTTTTAATATGGTAACCATGATAATCGCCCGTCGTGCCGATAGCGCAGCATTACTGTTATTGTTTATTAGAACGCGAACTTGGCAATAGCTTTGGCGGAATTCTTGGCTTCGGTGCTGCCGGTCTTCTTATATTCAGCCATCAGTGCGTCGTATTCAGCGCGATACGCTTTCTTGGACTTTCCGGTAGCCTTTCTTTCTGCGCAAACGGCGGCTTTCTTTTCCTTGGCTGCTGCTGCCTTCGCGTTTTCTTTTGAGGCAACTTCGTTATACATCTTCATGTATTCCTCATCTGACATGCTTTCAATGAATTGAATGCGTTGTTCTGCTGTACTGTTTCCCGTGTAGGCTCTCTCATTATTGCAGCGTCTGATTTCTTCTGCCTTCATTGACTTAACCTCTGATAATGTAATCACCTTCATAATCTTATGTTTTTAAGTTATTATTCCTTTTGGCATTGCAAATATACATCATTGTAATGTAACTACAAAATAAATCTCAATAAATTACTGAATACAATGGTATATTTAACAACTATTTACAGTATCATCCTGTTTTCCAAGTTAATACACTCTGTTAGTTCTTGCATGCTCGTTTCCGTTAGTTGACGCGTGTAGGTCTGTCCCAGCATACCGATGAACGGTTTGCCATCCACGTACATAATACGCGATACGTGTTCAACGTTGATATACTCCACTTGCAATTCACCTTTAACTACGAATGTCAGTTCAATAAAATTTCCACTTTTCATAATCTTTTCTTTTTAAAATTGTATATACAAAAACACTTCTTTAATTTTCCAACGCTTCAACCATTTTCCTAAGCTCTCCGCGACTAACCGCAATACTGAAAAGCTCCGTTAACTGCTCCGTGATTATCCAGGAGCCAGTAAGTTTTTGGAAATACGCCTCGTTGTTGCTCGGGTTGTTTAGGTTGACCGTCTCGCCCTTACCGGGCTTGTATTCTGCAAGGCTTGCAAGCGTTACCGCCGCTTCCTCGGGTGTACCTAAACGGACTTTCATAATATACCTTTCGGTCTCGCGCGTTACCGCCTCGATGGTTATTTCTCCATTGGTATCAACCAATTTGCAAACGCCCATACGGAAGGACTTCAATACGTCCGGTTTACCTTGACTTGTAATCTGGCTAAACATTGATACACTTGTAAGAATTAACACTGCTAAAACTACTAACTTTTTCATAATCTTAAGTTTTTAAATTGTTATACTATAAGAACAGCGGAAGCTTTAGGAAGGTTCACCGCTATTGCCTTATTAACTTTTATTTGATATTGTGCTCTTTGCACCACGTCTCATACACTCGTTCGGATATCTCTTCGTCTCCTTCAAACAATCCCCCGAAGGTAAACACTGAATACATCTCGCCGTTATGTGTAATTATAACCTTGTATCCGTCTAAAGCGTATGGGTTCTTTGCCATTCGTATACAAACCACTGTATCATTATTTTTCATAATCTTTTGTTTTTAAATTGTTATTATTTCCTTTTGACATTACAAATATACGGCAAATACCGATAGGTTGTATATTCCGTTAACACCATTTAAGAAATAAGTCTCATTCAGTTATTCTGTTAACAGTTAGTTAACATTTGGGGGCTTTTACACCCCCTCTGTTATCACTTGTTAACAATACGCTCAAACCCTCGTGCACGTCCGATACCCGTAACGGCCTTGGCTCCTGCCGCGCGCTGCCACCCCGGTATTTTAGACATGATAGCCGATATCTCGCGGCTTTCCTTGGTGGTTACTCGTCCAACTTCCATCTCGAACACATCCGTAGCGATTTGCATGGTAGACACGAAGTCCATCTTTTCCAGCGTAAAGTCTTCCGGGTCTACCTTCGACGCGTCGTACTCCCTAAAGTACATGCGCCGTTCGTTCACAAACATTCGTCTCCAATCCGAGGGCACAAGCATATCCAGATACGCCTCGACTGATGCGGTTCGGGGGTCTGCCTCGAAATGCTCTTCGCGCCCCTGCTCTGCTATTGCTTCGGCTTCACGGGATAACAACGTACTTACTTTGCGGAAATACATTTGGACTGCCTCCGCCCAAAGCTGGTCTACATAATCGTCGAACTCCTTCTCAAAGATAAGATGCGTATTGGCGTTCGCCTTGACCTTAACGGGCAAAAAGCGTCTGCCGCCCGTATCGTCCTTTAGGAATTCGTCCCTATTCGTCGTACCTATAAAGATACACTGCCGGGGAAAGTTCTTCGTAACACGTCCGTACGCTGGTCTGTAGCTGTCCTCTGTTTTGGAAATGAAGTTTTTCACGCCTTCAACCTCTGAACGTCGCATCGCTGACAACTCCGCAACCTCTAATATCCAGTTACCTTGCAGCTGTTCAAACGCCCCCTTGCCGTCCATGCTCGAAAGGCTATCAGAGAACCAGTGTTTACCCAGCTTTCGGATGAATGTGCTTTTCCCGGCGCCCTGCTCGGACTGTAACACTAACATACTATCGAACTTGCATCCCTTTTGGAATATACGCTTAACCGCACCCACCATCATGATACGGAATGCTTCACGGGTGTATATGTTATCTTCCGCTCCCATGATATGAATTAGGGCCTTATCTACGCGCTCGATACCGTCCCACTTTAATTTGGTCAGGTATTCCTGCACTGGGTGAAAAGAATTCATTTCCGCGGACAGCGCTATGGCATCGTCAATCTTTGCGCTATTCGATATGCCGTAAACGTCTTCGATGTGTTTACGTACGCCCGAGTAGTCCACATCCTGGAAGTCCAAAGAACTATCCTTTGCGCGCCACAAAGGTACGCGCGTAACAACCCGGCGCTCCTTGAAAAGGTCTCGTGCGATAAGACCCTTTAGGTTCGGGTCGTACTTCATTATCAAACCCAGATTCTTCGCTGATGGAAGGTAAGCGCCGCGCTTATCCGTTTCAAGCTTCGCCATTGCGTCCTCATACGTTGTTGCCACATCGGCATCCGTTGCCTCCTCTACTTCTATAACGTCGTCGAAAGTGTCCATTATTTCGCCAGCCTTAATCGCCAGCATCCGGGCACGTGCCGCTGCTACCTTTGGGTCCTTGTTTACAAGTTCGTTCATAGCCTCGGTAGAATTCTTCCTATCCGCGCCTTTATCCAACTTACCGAACTTGTGTACGCGTACAAGGTCGTAGGCGTTAAACACGTGGTTGCCTTGTATCGGGTCATTGTTATGGAACGAATAAGCAAACATATCATTAAAGGTAAGCATACCGCCCGAAGTTGACCCTCCCGTATAAGTCCATCTATCCTCCTGCCCGGTAGGTTCGTAAACGTCCGATAGGTATTCCGCGATAACCTCGCTAATCGTGTAGGCTCTGCAAAAGTCACCTACGTTACCCTCTTTTAATGTGGGGTCTTGTTGCTCTTTAGCAAGCGTCCGGGCCTCGCCTTTCTCGTCCTTGTGGTATGCCCATTCGGTTGTATCGCTCCAATCGTCGTACATACCTAAATACTTTTGAACGTCCAAAGGGTTTTCGTTGAATGCCGAGTAATCTGTAAACTCATAGTCTACGTCTTTGGAAACCGACGGAAAGAACATGCAGCGTTCGGGTTGAAAGGTGGTGCGGTCGTACAAGTCGATACCCGTCAGCTCGGCAACCTTTCGGGCAATAGCTTCGTATTGCTCCCCGTCCACTGGCTCGGACAACGGAATGATAACACGGTAACGGAGCGTATTCGCCTTCGGGTTATGCTTGTGCGTTCCGTGAATGATACACGCACAATTAATAACAGAGTAGAACATTTCGGGAAAGTTCTTTTCCCCGTAGTCAATGTCAAGCGCCAATATAGAGCGCTCCCCGACATTGTTTTTGTTTCTACGGCTACCGAACAACTCGCCGCCCATGAACGCGCCTACATCTTTAATGTTACCCTGCTCGGCTTTGCTCGCGCTCATAAACTCGCGGTACGTCTCGTCCGTAACGGTTGCCTTTGTCAGCTTCTCGGTTAACTCGTCCCACGAATAGGAGCGGTTTTTCCATGAGGTAGACTTCGCGCTGCTCGCAGTAGCGATTTTAAAAACCATCTTTCTCAATTCCATAATTTAATCTTTTTTGTAATAATCAGTAATATATCCTGCTGCTCTTAACGGAATGCCTTTCGCCCAACTCGGGGCGCTGCACATGGCATCACTCATTATTTGCAACGTCTTCTCTTCGTTCCCGTCTTTCGGTATCTCGGCGGCTATCTCGTCATGAACATGCAACACGATATTAAAACCTAAATCGAATACCTTAAAAATCGCATTCGCCAGCAAGTCACGGGCTATCGCCTGCACAACGTTCTCGGTTAGCTTGCCCCCGTAGGTGTTTAGCTTAACCCATTTCCCGGAGGTTTGGTCTTGACCCATGTAGGAGATATCCTCAACCTCAAACGAGCCGTTAACGCCTTCTATGGTGCGCCTCCCCATTCTTGCCGACGGGTAGAATAGCTTTCTACCGCTCGGTATCTCAATAGTCATTGCGCCGCTCTCATATCGAAAGATAATACTTGAAACATCGTCTATCCTATAGACTTGTTCACGTCTCGTCCCGATACATCTTTTTGCGCAATCTTCTAACGAACGCCACAAAGATACTACTTTTTTATTAGCTTCTCTCCATTTTAACAGTATTTGAGGTTTTTCCTCGTCTGTTAACGCTTTCTTAATATCCATTGTAGTAAGTGCGTTAACACCGCCCCCATACCCCAATGCAAGTTCCGCAACCTTCCCGCGCTGCCTTAAGTCGTCCCCCTTGTGTACCGGGACACCGAACATTTTAGACGCCGAAGCGCAATATATATCGGCCTTCGGGTCGTTAAATAAGTCTAAGCGCCATTGCTCGTTAGCAACCCAGGCAATTACTCGGGCTTCAATAGCCGAGAAGTCAGCTACAGAGAACGTGTACCCTTCCGGGGCGATAAATGCGGTACGTATGAGCTGCGAAAGTATGTGCGTCGGTTTGTCGTATATGATTTCCATCATATCCAAATCGTGCATCTTCGCCAGGTCTCGCGCCTCGTCCAGGTCTTCGATGTGGTTCTGCGGTAGGTTCTGTAATTGAACCAAGCGCCCAGCCCATCGCCCGGTACGGTTCGCACCGTAGTAACGGAATAGTCCTCTAATACGGTTGCCCCTCCCGGCGCTTGCCAGTATGGCGGTATACTTGGCGTTCGACGTTTTGCCTATCTCCCTACGAAGGTCGATAACGTCTAACACTGCTTGCTTATCCTCGTCGGTAACGTTTTTAAGGCTCGCTACAGTCTTTATCACCTCCTCGATGCTATTCTTATTGAGCGAATCGATAACCACGCCCGTACGCTCTTTAATGAAGCCCTTAAGTTGGGGCATGGACTTTAAAGAACTCAGCCCGAATTCCTTTTCGGCTTTCTCGGTTAGACGCGCCTTATATTCTTTGTCCATATCTTGCGCGGCGTGTGCCAAATCGAGGTCTGCCAATATACCGTAATCGTTTATACGCTGGTCGGCCGCATAGATGCGCTGTTCTTCTTCCGGGAACTCAAACCGTGACAGCTTACCGAATATCTCCTTTTCCGATAGCACATCATAACGTAGGTAATCGATGAACTCCTCCCAGTCCTCGGGGGCGTGTTCTGGCAAATTACGTGTGCGCCCTCCGTTTGTTTTGGTAGGCTTGCACGGGACAGAAAAATAACGGATAAGGTTTTTGCCCGTGCCCTTCTTCTTATCGTTCAGGTTAAGAATATTGGATACCGCTTCCAGTGATGCTGGCATACCGCAATACAATGACATGTTAGCCGTACAGAAAAAGCGCATAGGGCTGATGTCAAAACCATATTCACGCAAACAGATGCGTTCAAACGTAGCGTTGTGCGCTACTATTACAACGTCCTCGTTGTTCTGTACATACGTGAACAACTCGTTGAACTCGTCCAGCCCTCCGGGCTTCGTTAAGTCGATAATTGTAACCTCCGTATCAGTGTCCCACATGTAACCGCAAAGGAGAATCTCGAAATTCTCGTCCTCACAGTATTTATAGTTACCAGCACTTTTAATGTCCGTTTCGGAATACGTTTCAAAGTCGATGAATAAATGTCTCATAACTCATTGTTTTAATTGTTAATACTATTATAACGGCAAAGGTACGACAATGTTTTTAATAAACAAGAAAAAAGGCTACTAATTGCATTTATTTAACAATTAGTAGCCTTTTTAACTTAATCAGCAAAAATAGGTGAGTAGAAAATAAATCCTCTCTTTTCGTTCAGAATAACGTATGTCTGTTGCGGTTCCTCATATGCCAGCCCGTGACCCATTGCGAACGCGTCGAAGCCCTTCAAGGAGCCGTTAACACAAACCTCTTTAGTATATATCATTTGGTGATAATGTCCGATAAAGGCTTTATCAATTTGTATTGTCTGGTTCATTTTGGCATACCAGCGCATCATTGACGGGTAAATACCTCCTATACCGCCAGCCGTGCGGAATTGATGCCCGTGCGCGAATAATACTTTCTTTCCGTACACGTCAATATAGGCGAATTCACTTTCCGGGATAATGAAGCTAAATTTGGTCATCCCCATAAGTGTTAAGGTGTGTTCGATGTCCTTGTACATGAAATACTCATAGTTCATCTCGAAACCGTTGCTAAACTGCATTTTCTTTGTAGTTCTTGAGTGGTTTCCACATATACCGATGACAGTAATTTTGTTAACCTCTGGTAACTGGTCGTGCAGATACTTAAGCCCGGAGATAATTAGGCTTTTAACAAAGTTAACGCCTCGCATAGGTGACATGCTGTTTGTTTGTTCGAGTTCTGGGTGAATGTATCCGCCTATCATATCGCCAATCAAACCGATAACCAAGTTATCTACCGGCTTTTTCTTTATCATGTAGGCAGCATTCGCAAAGAAATTAGTGATACGCTTTTCTGCGATATCCTTGTTATACTCGTTTTTGCCCAATACCGTAGAAGCTTTTACCACTTCGTCCGCGTGCCAGTCTGATGCGATAAGAAAGCCCGTATTACCCTCGTCGAGTGATGTCTTTTTCTTCGGTGTGATGTCTACCAGTTCGACGGGGGGCGCGTCCTTCTTCAAACCGATGATACCCTTTAGTTCTTCTTCGTTGTAATAGCTTTTAAGCTCCTCTATCAGGGGGTCTACCTCTACTGTAGGTTGCTGTATCCCCACAACTGTTTTGCCCTCACGGGCTGCCCAGTATGCCTTGTTGACCTTATTATACTTCTTCAACGGTTTGCCCGTTGCCTTTGAAATTCTAACACCTTCCGCGTTTACGTATGAATCGTATTTTCCCACTTTTGCTTTTTATTTTTGGGCGGCATTACACCGCCCGGTTATTAATCTGTTTAATTGAATTGTTAGTTGAATAAATCGTCGTTCTCGTCTTCAAAATCGAAATCGTCAATACTTGTTCCGCCGTCCAGTCTTTCATCGTCTCTCGTCTTCTGCACACCGTTCAAGCCTACGCCGATACCGTATTTCCCGGTGAACTCATAGGGGTAGAATGATACGGCTACGTTGCCCCAAGAACCGCTATAAACCTCGTTCGGGTCTGTGATGTACTGTTTCTTACCGTCAATAACGATAGGCGCGCCTTGCTTCTCCTTGCGCTTCGCGTTGATAAAGTAGCAGCCTTGATACTCGGCACCGTCTTTCTCGGCATCTCCATCTCTTAATGGGTTAGTCCATACCTTCGGGTCTTTGCCGTTCAGCTTCGGATAACGTGCCTTAAGGGCTGAGAACTCGGCTTCAATAGCTGCCTTAATCTTTGGAACTTCCGGGCTATCTTTCGGAATCAATAAGCATACACTGTAACTTGCTTCTCCTTGTCCGTTGACTTGTTGCGCTTCAAACAATCTAACATAACTCAATCTCACGTTCTTAATCATTGCTTTTGCCATAATAACTTTTTTATTGTTTCTGCCCTCTAATCGGTTCGGGCGTTCCGTTTTTAATTTGATGTTGCAAAGATAACAAATAAATCAATATGTTGTTTACTCTGTTAACCTTGTTTAACTTTAAAAGTTTTTGGTGCTATCGAAATAGCATAATCTAAATCTCTTTGGTCTGCCCACCGTATGATATACTTTGGGTTGTTCACTCTGTACGCTCTGATACTGTAGTCGTCTAACTTCCTAATAGCTTCAATCTCGTCCGCGCTGAATTCCTTTAGGGCCGCCAAAAGTTTTTGCATGTCTGTGGAGGTTCTCTCAAGTTCTTTCTTGCTCCAGGTGCGGAATTGCTTTTTGTTCCAAAACTTGGTTCTTTCCTGAATCTCTTTCTCTGATAAAATACCGTTGTTACTTTTCATATCGTTTTGTTTTTAAATTGATAATGCAAATATAACGCTTTATCTGATAGGTTGGTTCTTTCGTTAACTTCTTTTAAGAATTTAATTCCTCAAAGTCGTCAATAGTAGGGCTTAGCGCCTCGCGCTTATCGCTTTCCGGGACTAATGTCGGCAGTCCTTGCGGCTTGACTATCAGACCGTCAAGAGTTGCGGCGAGCGGTTTTTTACCTACCAAGCGTTCAAGGTCTCCGATGCCTTTCAATTTGCTGTTAGTTATGTCCTCGGTGGAGAAACCTATGGCATTTAGGCGCTCTATGGCTGTTTCCGTGTCGTTTATGACACGTACCGAGCGACCCTCTACAAGTTTCCACCCCTTGACCTTTTCGCCCCGCGTAGCGGCTTGCATTGCGAATGTCTTAACGGATGCCAGCCAGTCGGTGAACATATCGGACTTGCTTAGTATGTCGCCTATCTCGTCAAGCGTTAGCGCCTTGGTGTCCCCGTAGGTCTCGAACTCGCTAACTAAAGCGTCTTTCTGTGCCCTGCATTGGGCTTTGAACTTACAGAACTTGCAGTGGCTACCTACTTTGGCTTCCCCTTGTCCTGCCCATGCCTTTTCGGCGGTGGGACGAAGTACGTGAATCGCCCAGTGGGTCAAGTCCCGTGCGGACATCTCGAATACCGAGTAATTGCCTAACCGTACTTGTGCGATGTGCATACGTACCGTTTCAATCTTTGCGCGGTGCGCTGGCTCTAATGAGTTGAGCACTCCGATAGCGTACATCATTAACTGACTGTTCCCGTTTGCGTCTACCTGTACGCCCTTGCCATACTTTAAGTCTATGATGTTTAGAACCGTCTCGCCTACTATATCACAATCGCAGCTACCGAAACACTCGGGTACGTATGTGGTTAGGTCGAACTTTCGCTCTATGCTCATTTTAGCACCTTCTTCAAGTTCATATATGTCGCACACGTAGCAAACGTAGTCGGTTACGTAGTGTTCCATCTCTGAACTGTAGTACTTGTTGTTGCGTATCTCATCGGGTACGGGCAATTCGTCCAATAACGGTAGGTATTCCCCGGCTAAATACTTTTCTATGGCGTATTCTGATAACTCATGGGCTACCGTTCCTTCTTCTGATGCCGCGCTACTCGTGCTTTCGTATGGCTCTTCCAGCCGTGCGGAAGGTGTGCAGTTAAGCCATCGGTGCGAACTGCTCGGAGAAAGCAGGGCATGCGCCCTACTTGTGTGGTCTACTTGTACTTTCATTCTTTTTTAATCGTTATAGGTTTCAATACGTTGTTTTAATAGCTCGTACTTCTCGGGCTTGATACGCATAAGAGACGCACCGCCGAACTCCAACATGATATCCGTTAATTGCGGACGGGTGATTTTCCCGGTTTTCATTAAATCAATCATGAACGCCTGCATGTCCTTTGCCGTTAGAGGCTTGTTTGAGGCTTTTTCCGGGGCTTTCTCCTCCTCGGTGGGAGCTTGTACGGGTTCGGGTTCAATCGTCGCTTGTGGGGCTTCTTTTACGGTCTTTGGCTTCGCTGGCTTCTCGGGCTTTTCCATTTCTTTCTTCACTTCTGCAATAGCTTCAGTGATAGTTTCCTGCTTTGGTTCTTCCTTCACTTCCTGAACGGGTGCAGCGGTCTGCGTCGGTTCGCTAAACGTCGGTACGCTTGTACTGTTTACGGGGTTCTCTGTAGGTGCTGACATAGCCTTAAGCGGTGCGCTTCCAAATAGACGGTTCATAAGTTCATTTACAAATGCTACTTCTTGTTCGTTTGTAACGTCAAAATCAATTGTTAACGGTGTAATCTTCATTTTCTTTTCTTTTTATATGGTGAATAACTAATTTATGCTTCTTTGATTTGTTCGGCTTCCAAAATGGCTTGTGCAACCTTGGCCACCGTCTCGTTATAGAACTCGTCCCACTCGTCACAGTAGATATACATTTCCTCTACGTTTACCGGGTATTTTGTTCCTTCCATTGTAGATACGTAGTAAGGGAGTATAAACCCCTCAAACGTCGGCATTTCCTGCACTGCATCGACAACTCGGTATTTGTTCTTTCTCGCACTTGCCTGCAAATGCTTTTTTACTTCCTCAATAATAAACTTTTGCTCTTTCATAACTTTATCTTTTTAAATTGTTGATGCAAATATAACGCTTTTGCAAATACGTTGGTTCACTTGTTAACCTTATTTAAGAAAATAGCTTCCATAAGGTCTTGCATGTGCTGGTATCCCATACCGTTGTATTGGTATGTTTCAAATTTTCCGTTATGGCGTACCTCTGAAAAGGTATCGCTATACTCGTTGCCTGCCTCGTCTATAAATACTAATACGTGGCTCTTCATCTCAAACTGACCGGCGGTCAGCGTTTCTCTAAAAATTAAATCAATTGATTTCATACTTCGCTTCGTTTTATACGTTAATACAATGATAACAAATCTACGTTCTTACTTGTTCACGGTTATTTCCAATTTAATGTCTTGGTGACCTCATGCCTTCCGGGAAACCCTTGTTTCCTTTTGACATTACAAAGATACGGCAAATACCGATAGGTTGTATCTCTTTTTGTGCTAATAAACCTTAATCAAAAGTGAAAAGATGCAAAGAAATGGTGTGCATCAGCTAAAGTGCTGATTCCCAATGGCGTAGACTGCACTGCACAGATACACATCCTTTTTTTCTAAACTTATATTCAGGATATAGTTGTTTTTACAGCTCGTTTATAGTGGTAAATGCTATTTTCTCCAAAATAATGTTTTACCCCTCTTTTATCTGTGTATCTGTACATATACATATAATATATTATAACAGAGAGAGTTAGAGTGCACAGAAAACTGCACAGATAAGATTTTTTACTGTGCATCTGTGGTTAACGAATGTAAACGAAAAATGGAGAACTGTTAACAGCCCTCCATTTCCTAATTATTTTAGCTTTACCGCTATGTCTATATCTATCTTTGATTTGGGATTTTCGTTTGATATGTCATGCTCTATAGCCTTAACCCCCCATCTGAAAAACAAGAACTTTTTCTTTCGTACCGTGATAACTCCCGTTATCGTGTCCCTGCCCTGGTAGCTTAATTCCGTGCTATCCCGTTTAACCCTTGCTTGTATTGTGTTCCATGCGTCCCGGTATTCGGCTATAAGCTCCCCGGCTACCGTATCGGTACGCACAACCTCCTTTATTACTGTCTTGGTAACGGTACGGGTCGCCGATAACGCGTCTTTCACCCGGACGTTAAGCGCGTCTACCTCTTTATATAGGTCTGCGTTCGTCTTCTTTAGTTCCTTGTGCGACATCTCTAACGCTTTACGCTTCACTGCCGCATCTCCGAGCTTGGTTTTATACTCTATCTGCACATCGGTCATCGCCTCAACGTTACGTTCTAAACGTCCTATTTCGGCGCTTTGCTTCCTTATGGTGTCTACCATCTTGGTGATTGCACCAAACAGCACCATAAGGACGGCAAAGCCTATAATTGTCTTTTGTAGTTTATTCATAACGTATCGCATTAATACGGTTCATCCATCCTTTGCGGTATTTCTCGTTTTTAGGGCGCGCCTTGCATATCTCATCAATGAACTTTGCCCTATCCTCTTTAATCATTTTAAAGAGCGTAGCCGCGTCCATAGCGTTAAGGGCTGCGATGGTCTGTTTACCTACGATACCGTCCGCTTTCACGCCCAAAAGACGTTGTGGGCGCTTTATACCGTGCGAACCGGAAGCCCAAACCCAATCAACTAAGATATTTGCTACCGACTGATTTTTAATTTCGTCGGCTTTCCACCTATCCCAATACAAGGACTTGAATACATCGTGCCAATCCGCATCAGATATGTTTTTCAAGTCATCAACGGTAGGGGCTTTTTGCCCCTTCCGCTTCTTGTATTCAGTGAATGTGCCTATAGTGATACCTTTGTTTGTTGCGCCCCCCAGGTCATCGGGGTCATTAACGAAACCGCCCTCCCACTGTAGGATGAACGGTACTAACTTACTGCTGTTCGCCATCTTCTTTCTCCTTTTCTTCTAAGGGTATGTCGAATTCGCCGTCTTTAATCTTTTTCTTGAGTTGGAAATACTTGCTATTCGCTATGCTGTTTAGCACCTTCACAAATTCATTTCCCGGCTGTACTACCCTAAGGTTTCTTGTTATGTTACGCGCGTATATAATAAGGAATATACCCGTGAGCGCCTTAACTAAAAGCTGATAACCAATCCCAGGCTCCAACATATTACATGTTAAGGCTACAAAGAAAAGAATTGCATTCGTTAAAAACAACTCTTTAACCGCTTGCATGGTCTTTTTGTGCTTGTAGGGCTTTCCTTTCGCCCGGTCTGCCAAATAACCTACCAACCAGTTCAACGCGGTAACAATAATCGTTAAAAAAATAAAGTCCCGTATATCCGTAACTACTGTTAGAACGGTAACAGCAAAAAACGTGCGGAAATAGGTCTCTAATTGTTCTATCACTTGATTAACCCTATACGGGTATTCGATACTGTACATGACTTTATAAACCCGTCCGCCTTCATTTGGCGAATCAACGGCTCTATGAAAAGGTCTGCCTTGCCCCGTTCGGCTTCAAACCTTTTAACCTTGCTTGTATCGGGAACGACTACCGAACCACCATAGGTCTGAATCTTCATCCCCGTGCTCGTACTGTTCTGGTCTGCTATCTGTAGATAACGCGCAAACGCGTAATAGCAGATAACCCTTTCAAGTCCTGCGAAGTTAGACCCGTCCGAGATATATTTCCCGGGGACGGCATCATACATGCTGCCAATCTGGGGTAATATATCAAGTAGGTCTGCCTCGAAGAACGCCTTTTCTATCTTATTATCCTTAACGTCCGTTGCTATCTCAAACAACTGGCGGAACAATATTATCGGGTATGATTTCAGGTCTTCCATCTTCTTCTTCAAATTTATTGTTAATTTCTGTTATGGACGGGTCAACCCCGAACACTTGGTACAACTCGCGCGAAATGCGCTGGCGTATCTTCTGCAAGCTGTTGCGATACACCTTTTGCAGCTCTTTAATAACCTCGCCCGAAGCGTTAGAATAGGTCATTAGAGAGCTATCAATAAGGGGTAACGGAATGTTATATGCCGCTATCGCAATATCCTTTCTAAGAGGCTCTACATACGCCTTGTACAGCTCCCTATCTATCGGACTGCCCAGCTGGTCAACTCTGATAAACGGTTTGTCCGTGGCTACGTTCTCGTCTCTTACAGTAAGCACCGAACCTGCGTTCTCGCTTCCCATCATATCGGCCAGCGTATCGCGGAATTCTTGTTGTGCCTGCTCGGTCTCGAAATCACCGTGCGACACGATACTACACATGTGGAAGCCCCTGCCCAAAGTACGGTTAACGTATTTACCGTTTTTATCTTCCGCGCCCATCTCGTTTCGTACCGAATGGAACGTGCTAAGGGGGTATGGCCGGGTTGTACCAAGGTTCACGTATAACAGCTGCCCCTTGTGGTTCTCGATACCGCCGCATTCCTCAACCTCTGAAGCAAAGTTTTCCGGGTCATATGTCGGGTATACTGTGGAGTTCTGCGCGCTGCTCGTTGCTTTGACGTTCTGTCTGTCCCAATTATTGAAAACGCGCCATCTCTTTATGGCCGGGTCTTTCAAATAGTTGTCGTTCATCTCGGCACGGACATACTCAAACGGCACGTTGTACACGTTTCGGGGCTTGTAGCCTTCGGGTGTCAAACCATATTGGACTATCCAAGCCCAGCCCCTAAAACGTGCGACATCGTTTGCCGTAGCCTCTAAAACATCGTCCATATTACAGCCGTTTCCGTTTGTCATTGCCGCGAAGTCCTTATTTTTGAACCCTTCGCAAATAATGTTCTCGGTCATTTTCTCGACCGCGGCCGTGGCTGTCTTTGAAGCGTATATAAGCTCGGCTATTTCTTGCGGATATAAGTTGCCATCTCCGTAGTTAATAATCTTATCGCCCGTATTAGCGGACAACTTAAGCGCCTTTTCGACAACAAGCGCGAAACGTCTGTAACCTATCATATTTAATTCTCCTCTTTATTGATTTCTACGAAGCATTCAGCATAAGCTGGGTTTTCAGTCATAAGGCGTTCCGCTATTTCGTCAGTCATGTTCGCGCTCTTATACACAACGCCATCGACGTAATGCACGATACGCGCCCCGGGCTTCATCGCCCATCTGTAAACCACCTTTGTCAGATACTTCGTTTCATACCACAAAGATAAATATTCCATATCCATGTGGCAATTAGGGTCAAGTTTTAGACCAGTCATTGTGTAATACGCGTCCAACTTCTCTTGTAATGTTGCAACCTTCGGTTCAACAACAACGGGTGCAGTGCTTTCGCCCTGCCCCGTAGTATTTGTTTTTTCTTCTGCCATTTTCTTTTTGATTTAATTAGGGTTTCGCTGCTGCTGGTGTAGATAACGCGTCATAAGACAATTTCGATAAGACATGGATAGTCGTGCCTACCTGCCAGTCCTCTACGCCAAACGTATAGGTAGCGAAAGCGTTAGCGCTTGAATCGCCGGATACCTCAGTACAAACCAGGGGGGCACCCAAACCATAAACCTTGTAAACACCGCCGCCGTGGTCTACTGCAAACACAAGCTCGGCGGCTGTAAGTCCGCCCGACACGCCTAAGGGCGCACCATGAGACGCAATGCCGTTTGACGAGTTGAAGTTCTTAAGCGTAATTGCTACATCGAACGCGCCCGGCGTAATGTCCTGCGACTTCAAACCTACCGTTATAACCATAGAATTATTGACCGTTGTAACGTCGTAGCTCACAGTCTTAGGCTTCCGGGTTATCGTTGCCTCGCCTGCTGCCGACACCGTGAAGCTCGCAATGTCCGACGCGTTCAAAACTTTAGCACTTACTGGGCTTCCTAAGTCACCTTGTTTCGGCGTGCCACACGCCATAGCCAAACTAAAGGCAACTGAATGAATACATGCCATATTATTTTTCCTTTCTTTTTTTT